CTTCGGCATTGTAAAAGAAATTCATTACACGGCGCTTAACTTCATCAACAGTTTTGTCAGAGTGGGCGGTATAAATCAGTGCTTCATTCATGAATATCATGCCACCAATAATGCGAGCAATGATGATTTCGGTTTTACCATTCTGCCTAGGCACTAACAGCCCAGCTTTGGGGTTTGCCCACATCCATTTGCCATCTTCGGCTTGGTATACAGCGAGCCACCGATAAACGATTGCCTTTTGCCAGTCGAGTAGCTTGATACCGTAGTAGTCGAGCAGTGTGAGTGTTTTATCGGCGAGCCAAATGTCACCATCTTCAAATTGGTCTACGCGCGGTGTCTGGTTGCCATATCGTCTTGCCATTATTTCTTGCCCTCTAAATCTTTAATTGTTACTCGCGATGCAAAACTGGTCTGTCGCCTGCCACCTCCGTTTTTGGCTGGGCGTTTATCTTTAATCTCATCAGTCGGCATACTAGCCATCAGGTCGCCTAGGACCGTCTTTTTACTGCTCTTGGCTTTCTGCTTATCATAGTATTCAATTTGGGTCATGATTTCTGCCAGTTGCTTTGATAGGTCGGATGTATCGCGGTTGCCTGCACCTTTTTGTAGCTTGCTGGCTATATCATCGCGGATGGCACACAGCACGCCGTAGCGATCATTCTTGGCCGCAAGCTCAACGATTGACTTACTTTCAGCGCCAGTCGTAAGCCCTGCGCGGTGAATTTTATTGATGCGTGATGGGTTGCTGATAATGTCATGCCAAAATGCCAGCGCTGCGTAGCCCTCAGTAGGTAGAATATCCAAGCCCGTTTGTGCCAGCATCCTAATCTTATTCGGTGATAATGATTTGAAATAGTTGAGCCAACCATCGTAGTTTGTTTGGGCGGTCAGTTTGATTTTTAGATTTACGTCATTCCAGTCTTTGGTAAGTTGAATAAATTTTGTGTGCGATAACTTAAAAAAGTAGTTCTCGAAATCACGGTCTGTAATTACAGGCTTTTTAGGTTTCTTAACGGTTGCCTTTTTGCCCTTAGCTGGCTTCTTAACAGTAGTCGGCTTGGTTGTTTTTTTGGTTGCCTTAGTAGCACCGCTTTTTGCCTTAACGGTTTTGGCTGGGGCTAAACCCTCAGTATCACTGGGCTGTGTACCTTTTTTTGGCATAGGTAACAACCTTAATTATTCGGGTCTTCTGAAAGTTCAAAATGCTCGCCACAGTTGGGGCAAGTCACCTCATGTTTCTTGTAGCTCTTGCCCTCTTCGCCACCACTACCGCCTGAGCCTGGTAGCTTGAAAGCTGGCACGCCAAACTGTTCTAGTTCGTCTAAATCCCATACATTGGCAATAATGTCAGTATCCCAGTCACCTGCGCTGACGTTATCTTTAATCATGAATTCACGTTTTTGTTTTGCAGTAAGTCCAGTGACTTGAAGTACTAATACATCTTCATAATTCAAGTCTTGTAGGGCGTACAGACGTTGATGCCCTGCTAGAACTTCCATCTTTTCATCAACTACGACTGGGCGTATTTGCTTCATTTCTGGGAAGTCTACGAGCGACTTTTTAAGTGCTTCATAGGCTTTTCGCCCAACCTTGCGGGGGTTATCCTCGCTCGGTTTTAAGTCGGCGATTTTCGCCACGAATTCTTTATGTGTAACCTCTGTAGCCATTGCATCTTCTCCTTTCTTAACCGGGTAGTTCCCGTATATGCTCTGGTTTATGGTGTAATTATAACACAAGCACTAATGTATAATAATTGTATACAGATTGGAGGTAGTAACACTTATGGACCGAACGCCAAAGAAGCCCTGCAAGCATTGTGGGCGGATGGGGCATTTCAGCTACGCGTGCTATCAGAACCCGAAACGCGCACTAAAACAACTCAAACGCTCACCTATCAATAAAGTTGGCAAGACCACCAAGCAATGGCTGATTACTCGCGCCACATGGATTAAAAAAAATCCGCCGCCAGTTGAGGGCCAGTATTGGATCTGCTATTTAAAAATACACCCTTGGTGTCCTATCCGGATTGATGTAGCACACTTAACACTTGATCATGTGGTTAGCCGCACTAGGGATGTAAAGCTGCGGTTTAACCTAGATAATCTACAGCCGGCCTGTAAGTATTGTAATAATGAAAAGGGCAGCAGATCACTTGAGCAAGTAAAACCAGTACCTGAGCAATAAATGTATTCAATAAAAAAAGCGCTCTCGCAAGGCGCTCTTTTTATGGTTGTGGGATCGCTGGTTATTTTTGTAAAAATCCCGGTGCTATTCCGTTGCTGTTTATATTGTCATTTTTGTGTATGTATGTATCAATAGTTTTTGCAACAAATCCCACAACCGCTAATATGATGTACGATAGATTAATTGCCACTCCGGCTACAGTAACATATATGTCTGCCATTGCGCCGCTTGTAGCAAGCGCTGTGAGCGCAACAGCTACTAATCCTAGTAGGCCAAACCAAAAGCCTCTGCCCACTGATTTAAGTGTTTCAATTAATGCTGCTCTTTTTGCCTCATCCATAGTGTGCCTCCTTATGGCAATGTTAATACTTGGCGCGGATAAATGGTATACGGTGATGCTATGCCGTTTACCTTTGCTATATCTTGCCATCTTTTACCTGTCTTTTGACCAATTGCGCTAAGGTTATCACCCGGCACAACCGTATATGTTGCTGGCGCTGCAGGTGCTGCAGGCGCGCTGCCGGGCAGCTTAAGCACTTGGCCGGGGTAGATTATATATGGTGATGTGATGCCATTGAGCTTAGCTATATCCTGCCAGTTTGTGCCAGTTTTAGCGCCAATGCCGCTTAGGTTATCATTAGATACTACTGTATATGATCCAACAGGCTGAGGCCGCGCTGCGCCGGCGCTACCACCATAAACCTTTAGGATCTGGCCCGGATAAATAAGATTTGGATTGACAATACCATTTTGAGCTGCTAGCGCTTGCCATCCGCCGGGTGTGCTGAGCTTTGTAGCGATCCCTGACAGAGTGTCACCCTTTTGGACCACATAAGTGCCATTGCCCGGTTGAGCCGGTGCAGGTGCAGGTGTGGATGGTGCAGGCACATTACCGGCAGCACCGTACTTTTGAAATGCTGCAACATCACCATAAAATATATTCATATCTACAGTGTTTACAGTAACACCGGGTATTACAGCGCGTGATGTATATTGCCACATTACAACTGACATGCCACCTGCAGTGGCTGGTGATCCCTCTGGTGATCCAGAGTTAGTACCATACTTTGCTGCATGCGCTGCAAGGTTGCGATCAATCAAAGGTTTTAGATCACCTCTAAAGCGCGCTTGGTTTGAATAAATAACAATGTTTATGCCGGTAAGGCCTTTGATACGATCAGCAAATTCTGCACAAAACTGCACATTAACTTGCCCCTCATTCTCATCATCTAGCACTAATCCCTCACCGGGCCTTAGATCACCAATAGCACTTAAGAAATAATCAGCTTGATCTTTGGCGCTTGCGGATGATCCTTTGTAGTGGTAGTACCAGAGCGGTAAGCCTACCCGGCGCGCCTCAGCTTGATTGCGCTTAAACATGCCATCAGTGTATAGGCCGCCATCAGCACCAGTAGCTTTAATAACTACCGCTGAGATATGTTTTCTAAACTCATCCCAATTAATAACACCTTGCCATCTACTTACATCTGCTACTTTGATCTCTGCCATATTCAAACTCCTTTTTAGTAATTATAGCACAACCATTTACCAAGCATTTGATAGTGGTACTGGATTACTTACCTCACCGCCTGCATAATCCTCAGTCATCTTAGCGCCCTTTTTGCGGTTGCATTGGCTGTGAGTAAGTTGTAGGTTTTCGAGTGCGTACAAAGCGCCACCACGCGCACGCGGTACGATATGGTCAACTTCTACGGCAATCGGTGAGAATGCCGGGGCTTCCATATCAATGTATTTGTGGCAAATTGCACAAACAGGGTCAAGCGTTGCGAGCGCACGCTTTCGGGCATTAGCCCACTCGGTTTTGTTCCACTTTTGAACGCGTGGTATAGCATCCATAGCTGGGTAGTCTATCCGTTACAGAATTCAGTAATGATAACGTAGCCTGAGCCACCGTTACCACCTGCTTTTGCTGATGTGTTCTTGTATGAACCTGCACCTGCACCACCGCTACCAGAGTTTGCAGGGGCGTTGTCGCCTGCTGCGTTCACCTGACCGCCAGCTGCCGCGCCAAGTTGAGAAGTACCACCGTTACCACCCAAGAATTGAATATCTTGACCAACTACGCCAGAATATAGACCCGTTTGACCTGCTTGACCAGGTATAAGAATATCACCAATAGCGCCTGTATTAGAGCCACCAAGACCAACATCACTAACCTGCACACTGGCTTCTACATAACCACCGTTACCACCACCCTTTGCCTTACAGAGCGTACCAACACTAGTATCACCACCAAGTACAGTGTTAGGCATTGTACTAGCAGTTGATGCGTTACCTGCGCCACCTGCGCCGATTGTAACTGCTTGGCTTGCACCAATCTCAACTTTGCCAGAGAATTTCTTAGCGTAGCCACCTGAGCCACCACCTGCTGCATAGAGGTTGAAGTTTGTTGATAGCTTGGCGTTACCACCACCACCACCACCACCGACTACCTCGATAATACAATGGACCATGTTAGCGTGTGGGGTATATGTGCCTGATGCGGTAAATTTCTGAACGCGAATTACATTTGTTGGTGCGATGATTGTGCGTAGATCGTCAATGACAGAGTTTGTAATACTTGATGCGCCTGCTGCGACACGAACACGGGCTAATTTAATCCAAGGGTTGCCAGAGCCTACAGATGCCTGAATAGCAACGTCTGATGGGTCGGCTGGGCTACCTGCTGGCGTACCGTTTACGACTTTGATTTTAACTACGCCGTTAGTGTTGTTACTGACACCTGTGCTTGGGGTTTGCCCGTAGTCAACGTACTTAACGATAATGTCACGGCGTGGGTTGCTCACATCGGCTGCGCTGATTGCTTGGTTGTATACTGCATCGTTAAAAGATGGGTGACCGTAAGTTAGGTCAGAGCGCCCGATAATGGCATCACCAATCGCGACATCAACGCTCATGTTTGCGCCAGCGCCACGCTGTGAAACGTTTAGCCCAGAAATTACACCAGAACCTAGTGCTTTATAAAGTGCGCGTAGATGCCCACTTTCACTTGTTTTACCGCCATCTCTGTTGCTTGTGCCTAAACTCATATTGAAATCCTTATGCTATTACTATACCACTTTTTATAAATTGGTAGTACTAAAACTACCTGTTCCACTCGCCCAAAAATAGAACTTCATATTTACTAATGGGTTCGGGAAGAAATCAGAGCCACTTACACTGACCAACCAAGTCTGGCTACCATCGGCATTATTCACGTTTTCGCGCTCGACATCTACCTGTACTGAGCTTATGCCTGGACCGCTGGCTTCTGTGTAAGTGTACTCCATTTTGTAGACTAGCCCACGGCTCGCCCCATCGTCTGGTGTGAATGTCAGCCTAAATCGTCTGTTTCTGAATGTTACCCCAGTCAGCGTTTTGTCAGATGCGTTGCTACTGAAAACCCTATACATACGCACGCTGTCTTGACCAGATCGGGCGAACTGCTTAAATTCTTCAACGTCTTTTACTAGCTGTTTCATGTCAGCTATAAATTGCTCGGATGTTGGTACTCTGCTGTTATCCATTAGTTTAACTCCGTGACTGTTATTGTCACCTCATCATTAGCGACCACATAGGCTTTCATAAATAATGTGTTCAGTGGGCGTGAAACACCGTTTGGGTCACCGCCGTTGAGTACCACAGTCCAACTTTGTTCATTTTCTTTACCAACTTCTTGTGGGTCGGCGTACTTAAAAATGCTGAAATAGTTTTGGTTGAAATAAATGGCATCAATGTAATCGAGTATTGTGTAGCGTGGGTTGCTGTTGCTATCCTTACGCATTTCGGCAATCAGGTCGGCAAATAGCACGTTCTGGGTAAGCGCTGATGCTTTAACACGCAAAATCTTAGTACTCACATAGGCCGCTTGTGGGCTTTGCGGTGGCACGCCCGACCAGTCGTATGGCAATCCACTATCCTTTTTGTAAAACCTAACGCTATCAGAGCCGATGTATTGCTGTTGCTTCAACTCGCGCATTTCAGCCATAGCCGAAGCTACCCTGTTTTGCAGGTCGGCGCTTTCAGATATTTGTATTCGTGTTTCATCCATTATGGTGCAGTCTGCCTTACCTCTATTGTGCCGTCACTTGAACCAGAAGCATAGACCTTTATGTAATAGGGAAGTGTGCCAAACACATTAAACCCGAAAGTCCAGCGGTACTGAGTTTCATTGCCACTATAGCTTTTATCGAACTGTGGGTTGCGTTCAAACATGCTCGCGAAATTCGTGCCATCGTCATAGCCCCAGAAGCCGTTTGGTAGCTCTACGGGCTTATTTTGGTTGCCAGTACCACCAAAGCGAATATCAAGTTGCACGTTCTCGATGGGAAATGGCTGTTTGCCGCTAGCAGTAAAGATTATTTCAAAATCACGATAGCCTGGGTCGCCACCGCTATTGCTTGCTGAACTGATTATATCCCAGTCGCCTGGGTTCTTTACGAAATAGCCTTGTAGCCCACTGACACCGCTATAGCGTTGCTTGTTTTTGAACTCGCGTAAATCATCCTCTATCTGTTTTAGTAGAGTCGCCAGTTGGTTGGTTGGGTCTAAATCTAGTCGTGTCATAAGCCATAATTATCTACCGTTATTGCTATATTCTCGGCATCGTTTTCGTCTAAATTGACATCCATTTTCTCAATGCGGTATGTGCCATTAAGTGGCAATGCTGGGTGACCCTGCACCTCTACCGGCACTCGATCACCAACACTTAGAATATCAAGATTGGCAAATGCGCCGCTGACATTGAATGTCGGTAGCTCTAATATGTCTTTTACTTTTTGCAGGTAAGCGTAGGTATTTTCGTCTAGTGTCTGCTGTTCGGTAACACTGTTGAAGCTCACAATCTTTTGACGGGTCTTGTGGTTGCCACGGCTCACTGGGTCGGCTGTAACTGTGCGCAATGCTTCTTCGCCGAAGCCAGAGCCAAGACCGATAATGTAGTTCCATAGGTTGGTTGCTGTATG